TCGCAAACCCCGCGCTAAGAAGAATACCCGTCGGGTGACCAAGAAGAAGGGAGGAATGAATATTTCCGATCTGAATGTGCTTCCACCTGACATAACCCGTTCAATTCAGGGTTTCGTGAAACCGGCCTTGACAAATACAACTATCCGCGTTGCCGTTCGAGGATATTTGGCGGGCGGGAAGGATAAAGAGAAGGTCGTTTCAAAATACGGTGATATAAGTAATTGGGATGTGTCCAAGGTGACGAATATGCGTGGTATGTTTTCTGGTGCGACAAATTTCAACCAGCCGCTAAATAATTGGGATGTTTCCAATGTGACGGATATGGGTGGTATGTTTCATGATGCGATAAAATTCAACCATCCGCTCACTAAGTGGGACGTGTCCAATGTGACGAATATGAGTCATATGTTTCGTTCTGCGAAAAATTTCAACCAGCCGCTCACTAAGTGGGATGTGTCCAAGGTGACGGATATGTATGCGATGTTTTATGGTGCGACAAATTTCAACCAGCCGCTCACTAAGTGGGATGTGTCCAAGGTGACGGATATGAGTGCGATGTTCATGAATGCGACAAATTTCAACCAGCCGCTCAATAATTGGAATGTGTCCAAGGTTACGAACATGAGTTGGATGTTTGTTTATGCGACTTCCTTCAACCAGTCGCTCACTAAGTGGGATGTGTCCAAGGTGACGAATATGAATCGTATGTTTTATATTGCGGAAGATTTCAACCAGTCGCTCAATAAGTGGGATGTGTCCAATGTGACGGATATGGGTGAGATGTTTTGGGGTGCAACAAATTTCAACCAGTCGCTCGATAATTGGGATGTGTCCAAGGTGACGGATATGCGTGGGATGTTTGGATGACATAAACTTTACACTCCAATATTTGAGTAATTGGGATGTGTCCAAGGTGACGGATATGGGTCGTATGTTTGCTGATGAGGAAGATTTCAACCAGCCGCTCGATAAGTGGGATGTGTCCAAGGTGACGGATATGGGTGAGATGTTTGATGAGGCGACAAATTTCAACCAGCCGCTCGATAAGTGGGATGTGTCCAAGGTGACGATTATGACTCGTATGTTTCATGGTGCGTCAAATTTCAACCAGTCGCTCAATAAGTGGAATGTGTCCAAGGTGACGAATATGAGTAGTATGTTTTGGGGTGCGACAAATTTCAACCAGCCGCTCAACAATTGGGATGTGTCCAAGGTGACGAATATGAATAATATGTTTAATGGTCTGACAAAGTTCAACCAGCCGCTCAACAATTGGGATGTGTCCAAGGTGACGACTATGTATCGGATGTTTGATAGTGCGACCTCCTTCAACCAGCCGCTCGATAATTGGGATGTGTCCAAGGTGACGAATATGAGTCGGATGTTTGAAGATGCGACAAAGTTCAACCAGCCGCTCGATAATTGGGATGTGTCCAAGGTTACGAACATGAGTTGGATGTTTGCTGGTGCGACAAAATTTAACCCATATTTTGCCCCGAACAACAGACCTCGGACTCGGGCTTACCCCATGTCCTTGAAGAAGAAGAAGAAGAAGGTCAAAACAGTCGGTGATATTGATAACTCTAAGACGAAGCGTAGTTTTTGTAATATTTCCTAGTTTTCATGGGAAACTTGTGAGTCTCGCTTTGCTTCAATTTTCTTTTTAAGTCTGTTTCGGGCTACTGCACGACGACCCCCGCCACGAATATCAGCCGCACGAATATGGGGAAATAATGAAATAAAAATAACTTAAAAGTAAGATACTCATTGGAATCAATAGTTAAGTAAATGACAAATTGGATTGAAAAATACGAGCCAAAAAAACTCGATGACTTTTTTTCTAATCGTGATCTGATTGATAAATTGAAAAAATTAGCAATGTTGAATGCACCGTTCAACATTTGCCTCATCGGCGTCAATGGAAGTGGCAAGAAATCTATAATCAAATGTTTTTTAAAAGAATACACTGAATCTAAAAATGTCTTTTATATGAATAATACGTCGTACAAAACAATCGAATCGAAGGAAATTGTTCATGAATTTCTAAATTTCAAGAATGACAACCGGAAGAAATATATTGTTCTCGAAACATTTTCAAGAATTTCTGTAAAATTTACTAATTTTTTGTATGTTCTTTTGACCGATCCATCAGTGGTTGTCATATCAATTTTGAACGATCACCACCCTATGTATTTAGTGGAAAAACACTCTGTGATATTTGAAACAAAATTACCATCCTCTGTCGAACTCCTCAATTATGGAAAATATATTCTCGAAACCGAAAATGTTGCATATGAATTAATGGATTTGAATCAATGTGTTCAATCGTATCAACAGTCGTATACGAAATATATCTTCTACTTACAATCGCATCTTGAGTTGGGTTTAGACTTTAAACACTTTGTTCAAATCCCTATAAACACGAACAACATAATGAAAAACCCGAAGTTGAATGAAAGATTCGTAGAAATTGATACTTTGTTGAAAAGGGGTTTTTGCATTCGTGATATTAGCGAGCAAATATATAATAATCTTATAATTAAGGACGAGTGTATCAACGATATACTCACATTTGGTGATAATCTCGTAAGACTGAATAGTTTTGAAAATGATGTCGAATCACTGTATGCTACAATCGCAGGAATTTGGTTAAGAGATAATATACGTTGACATTGAATTGAAATTACACTTCAATCGAAGCGATGGGCGTTGTTTCTTGTTTACACTGAGAAATTAAAATATTCGTCTCGTTCTTTTTTTGGTATTATTGATGGTAGATTTTTCGTGAGTTTTTGCCGTTTATTTGTTTCGAATTTTCCTTCGTCTAAGTTTAATATGACTGATCCAGCACCAATCGCCGGTACTTGTGCGACCATGTAATTTGAAGAAATACCATTTAGATGATCAATTTCACCTGTAATACTTGCGTGTTGAATATTTTTAATAACCGACTCGTGTGATCCAAGGGCCAGAGGCCCTACATCAAAGTACTTTTGCATCGTCTTTACTTCAATGGAATTAATATTGCCAATAAAAAGCATTCTATCGACAATAATCGAAATATGTCGAATATCAATTTTTTTAACATCTTCTAATACATTGTAGATCTCGTTTAATAATAACTCTCGCACAGCTTCAATGCCGAAATGTTCATAAACTTCATGTATGTTGTTTGAATATGTGAATTCTGTATCTACATTTTTATTCTGCAAAACGTTATTTAAGTTCGATCCATTTGTTTCCAACACAAACTTCTTATCTACCATTATTTCTGAGTATGCACTAACAAATTCTTGTCTAATTTCCGATATTGCCGAATGTGTTATATTCTTGATACCAAATTGTAGATTCAAAACTGAATTTTCTATAAATTTTTCTAAGTGCTTTTCAACGATGAAATTTTTGGTTTGTTTGTTTGAGCTTATAGCATTATTGATGTCAATACGAAAACATATCGAATTGTCGAATACAATTGGATTGTGAATATTATCTAAAGATTCCATTTTTTTTCTTAATTCTTCTTTGAAATTGACACTCAGTCCATTACTCAATTGTAACTTAAGTATCCATTGTGCATTGGTATTATAATTAATGGCGTTTGTCGTGCGCTCTCTTTGTGTATACTCTTCTAGGTTTGAGTAAAAGAGTTCATATTCGCGACATATATCTTTTAAGGTGAAATTCTGGATAGTCTTCTTAAATGTATCGACTTTTGATCTAACAAAGCAATATGGCTTCTTCAAATGAATTTTAGAGGTTGATATCGGTTCCTTATACTTTTGAGCGTATAATAATTCCTTTAATCGAGGTATACCCTGTGCAACACCCGAACCCGCACTGTGAAAACTATTCAATGTCAACTGTGTAGACGGCTCTCCGATTGACTGTGCAGCTAAAAGTCCGACCGGTTCTCCGTATTCAATACGAGTTTGTCTATATGACATTTCAAGGTCCTCCAAAAAGTAGTTGAATGATTCAATATTGAATCGGAATTCGCATATCAGTTGTTTAGGAGAAGCAAAAATATAAAGTAAAAATTTAAATATTTGTGTATTCTCGGTGTACTTGTTCTCGAGACGTTCAAACATTGACTTATAGGCATTTATAATGTCATGCGGCATCAATTCAGTTGTATTATCCTTATTCAATTTGAATTTGGAAACTGTGTTTTGTACTTTCTTTGAAATATCAACTGTAAATTTTAAGACTTTACTTGAGTTCACACCTTTCGTAAGTTTACGTGAGACATCATAACGAATGATCTGTAGTTCAAATAAAAAAGTGGAAAAAATCTTTGTATATGACCCCCAACCATTTATTGGAAGTCTTTCGTAGTAACAGCTTTTCGTAGTAACAAATTTTCCCCAGAACACATCACGTGAAACATTGCCCGTATAGTCTAAATCATATGTTTCAGAAAATGTAAGTGTATTCATATTCAAAATATTCGAAATATCAACCGCAATTATATTTTTACCGTCTAATCCATCGTCACCATATTCAAATTGCAATACATTACCTTGTCCGTCGCATACAGTGGATGTCGATGATATTTTTAGATCTTCTACAAACTTTATCATTTGTGCTTGTAAATATCCCGAGTCGGCTGTATTCAGAGCTTGCTCAATAAGACCTTCACGACCACCAGATGCATGTAAAAAGTATTCGTATTGATTCAGTCCGGAAGAAAATGGCGTTTGAATGAATCCGTTGCTGCGAATATCTTCATCAAATTTCTTAAAGTGTGGCAAAGTACGATAATGACTAAATCCGTTTTTTATTCTGCCACCATTAACAATTTGCTGACCTATCAAACCCTTTATCTGCATTATATTTTTCATATTTCCTTTTGATCCGGATTCAATCATTGACTTAAATCTCGACGTTTCCTTTTCTTTTATGTTCTCTTCAATTAAGTTCGTTGCTTTTGAAGTTATCTCTAACAATAATTTCTCATATTCGGAAGTTTTCATGTTTCCATATCGGGTTAACGAATGAGCTTTTGTGTTTAGTTTTTCTAATTCACTTTTCATTTTAATAATTTGTGCGTGTTTAAATTGTTTACAAACCTCATCTTTCAACACATCTTTCGGGCCGACGGAGAAATTATGCTTCGTCATATATGCAGTAAATAACTTTTGTAAGTTTCCTGCTAGTTCGAAGCAAAACTTGTTTCCATATTCTTGGTAAGTGTGGTATATAATCGTTTTCAATGATTTTTTGGTGAATATTATATTTTCGAGCGATTCGGAATACGGAATGAAGAATCTTATAATTTCAGAGCCATTGTAATTCTTATCACTGTCAATACTTCCGTCGAAGTAGTAATGTGATCGACACAAAACATTCATGAGTTCGTGTTTTTCAAATGGAGGTGTGCGATTCTTCATCATATTAAAGGCCGATAATACATTATCTTGAATAAATACGAATGCTGTTTCATTAGAAGATGCATCAACTATCTGTTTTTCAATTCCACAGAGACTTTTAACCTCTGAAACAGTTACAACTGATTGTGGTACGTGAACGTTCATCTCATCACCATCAAAATCTGCGTTATACGGTTCAGTTACGTTCGGATTCAATCGTAGGGATAGTTCATTTCTGACAACGATTCTGTGTCCCATCATTGATTTTTTATGCAAAGATGGTTGCCGATTCAAAATTATATAATCTCCATTTACGAGATGTCTATGAACGATGTCACCGATATTTAGTGTTGCATTTTTTTCAAGTATATTCTCAAGTTGTTCTTTGTTTGAAGAATATTTTTCGACCCCAATTGAACCTGGGTACACATCACCATTATAAACGTATTGTTGTAGCCTGGAAATATTTTTCATTGTCACTTTTTCTGGGAACGTCATTTTCGATGCGAACATTTTGGGGAACCCAACTTGATCTAACTCAATTGAGGCGTCTGGAATTATCACGGTACGTCCCGAAAAACGAACACGTCGCGACATCAAATTTCCGTGTATGCGACCGTTCTTTTTTTCCATTCCAGTTATTCGCTGAGCAAAGGTTTGATGTGGAACTGTAGCATTATCGGGTAAAGGTATAAATCCGTGTTTTGGATCATTGTTGAATAGACATGTTACTTCATGGGTTAAAAATTTTCGATATATTTCTCTTTTTTTTTTGTCATCAATGTTATATACAATTTTCTTGTTATATTCGATAACCTCCTTATATCTAATCGATGTATGATCCTCTGTAGTTATTCCATTCGAGAATATATTTGATGGTCTAATACAAGGTGGACATACCGGAATGGTGTTCAAAATGAGCGATTCGGGATGTGCATATTTTGCGTTAAACCCGAATATCATCAGATCATCTGGGTGGATTTTCTGGAAAAGCTTTTGGCAAAATTCCGGGAAAATTGCGATTGCATCTGAACGTTTACCATAATATGCTTTTATGTTTATGTATTCTTTCGTATTTGCTTTTATAATTTCATATTTGTTTGGTTGGGCCTTATTACAATATGGACAGCTCTTAATTTTTTTAAGCTTGTCTAACGATGAAAGAGGGTTCATTGTATTTTTGAGTATTTGTTTTGATGGGTATGGGTAGTTTGATTTGGGCATTTTTGATAACTCTTCTACATCAAGTTCATCAAATGTTTTATGTAGTCTCGCTGCACAACATATGCAAATGTTTGATAATAATTGTTTTATAGTTTCCAAATGAATCACGTTAAATACGGGTATGTTTAATTGTATTCTTCCAAAATACCCCGGACTCATATTTGACTTAAGACCGTCGACTGGACTTTTACCACTCGTTGACATTCTTGTATCGAATAAACCATTTTGAGTGAAATTTCCAGACTTATCAAAAAAATTGACAGATGAAACATCTACGACTGATTTGGCATTGTTGTCTTTGGATGATGAAATACCAAACTGAATCGATTTTATTTTTGTTACGTCTTCGTCTTTCATATCTTTCATATTATTTATGAATTTATTTTTATTTTTTTCATATTTACAACATCGTCATCGTCATCGTCATCGTCTAATAATAATTTATTTGCCCATTTTGTTGAATATAAATCTTTGGACGTTGTTGTATTTGTTATGATTCGATAGAAGAATCGACAATAATGTCTGCAAAAGCATTTGCATTGTGTGTCATGTGTGTCATGTGATGTGTCCTGATGTGTGGTGTCACATTCTGTCAAAATATATTTTCTTGTCTTATTGAAGAAATGTGGACGGTTTATTATGTGACGATTACAACAACGACAGTTTGACAAAACATCAACAAAATATTCGAGATCACTACAATTATCGTTGAATATGGATTCAAAATCCCAAAAGGCATGTTCTGTAACAGACTTGTCGCAAATTTTTAAGACATTTTCGATTCGATTTTTAATTCCACTTATATGAATTTGTTGAAAGTTATAATACAATGGAATTCGTTTCAGACTTCCATTGTGATTGTCACGATGATTTGCTGAAAATTCGTGTATATAATTGATTATATCTTGTGGCAGATTCTCAAACATGATTTATCATCTCTATGAGATCTCTATGAGTCTCGCAAGTAAATAATTTGATCATTTTTAAAATATATGTGTTTAGTAAAGGTATGATAGAAGTTTCAAACAACATTGTGATATCTATTATAATATCTTTCACTTTGACATTAATATTTATTATTTTAAAAGACGAGGATGAAACAGAATCTGAATTATCACCATTGGTTCTTTCTTGTATATTTTTCGTGATAGCGACAATTACTTATGGATACTTAGAAAGAAATATGATCAATACCAATGGTAATGAAATGATTGTTGTTGGAACATTTACAAAAAATGCCACAAAAAACATGAAAACTGGAAAGGTTCCATTTTAAAACTTATCGAAGAAGAGAGAAATGAATGTTGTGTTCGATTGATGTGCGTGTATCGAACTATCCCCAATAGTGTTTTTCAATATATTTTCGAAATTTAGAAATGCAGAAATTGTTTCTTTTACCTTCATTTTTTTGTATCGTTTCTCAACGACTTCGTACTTTATTTTTTTCTTCTCCAATGTTGCATTTATAATATTGTGGATCTTAACAAGCCAACGTGATAGTGATTCCCTGGTATCCAATTTGATTGGATACGATTCGATATGTCTTCTAAAATTTTGACGGCATGGTTTGCAAGGTAGCATATTGAAAAGATGATACGTAAATAGTCTTTTATATGATGTACGATCTTTTGATGGTTCGTATTTGAAGGTAAGAGCGTGTAGCACATTCCACAAATATGGACCCCAAACTTTCGGATCTTTCGTCATTTAATATAATCAAAGAAAAAAAATATTATATCAACTTTTTTTTAAAAACATGCACTTTTTTTGGATTCTCAATTGCTACAAAAGTACCACGGGGAACATGCAAAAGATTGTCTTTTGTGAGTGATATCTCAACGAAAACTAAAGGGATTTGTTTGATAATATTTCCGTCGAAAAAATTGAACTGGGAACACTCATATTTATCATCGATAATATTATAACGAGTTTTCAACATTTTTGTATTATGATTTGGGAAAATATAAACTGACACGTGATCTGTTGAATTGCTAATTATGTTTCTGGAGAATATTGAACGATGTATACTTGAATTAAAATTTGTATCAATACTAGTTTTGTCAAAATTTTCGTATTTTTCGTAAAGCGTGATTTTACCATCGTTTCGCACCTTCTTAAATTCATCCTCGATATAAATGTTTTCATCTTTTTTGTAATTGATCGTAAGAAACAAGAATAGTATTATCATACATATCATAAATATGAATATCATAATACATACAAGTAACATTTATATATTATATATATAATGCCTGGAGTGTCGAAGAAGTCGAAGAAGTCGAAGAAGTCGAAGAAGTCGAAGAAGTCGAAGAATTCCAACACGCTCCGTCTCAAACCCCACTTTAAGAAGACCGTTCATGTCGGAAAGAAGACGCGTCGGGTCTCTAAAGGCTCG